CTGTATAAGACGCATGGACTTAGGGGTCACATTTGAGGAATTAAAGCAAGACGCCGCACTGTTCAATCTTAGGCTCACTCCAGCGAAACAAGACGGAGCACTTTCGTTTTGTTCCCGTGAGTACATAGCAGAAAATGGAATCGTGTACCCGGCACTCAAAAGATCCTCGATTGAAACAAGTCTTTTCTATGTCACCGAGGAGACCCCTGAGAAGATAAATCAAAACGTCAGCGTTGCACTGTTTGAAGCATCACTTCATCCAGAACCAGTCTTCAACGAGATTAGAGCACGATGCCTGAAATTAATCAGACATTATAATCTAACACCTGAAATGTACACCTACACCCATTACAGAGAATTTTTCAAGATGTACGTTCTTGGCTTCAAAAATTCGCCAGTTTTTCAGGAAACTGGCAACCAAATAAATCAAAATAAAATCCATTTTGTTAATTCTAACACGAAACAAACAAACAAAAATTTCATTATGGCCACTTCATGGTTGAACGACTACCTAAACCGTCACCAATTACATGGACACTACGATGAATCCTATACACCACTAGATGGTGAGTGGATTTGTAACCTCGAAGTGGAAACGCCAACCGCGTTTCTTACCACAGAGGGTAAAGCAACTACTAAGAAAGCTGCTAAGAAATTGGCAGCAGAGGAGCTGAAAGAGACTGTGTCCCTTGAAAGACCAATAGAAACCGTCACAACATGTGATGGCAAGATCTACACACCCGGACGTGACCTAAAAGAGGAGATGCTTGCACTCCTTAGTAAAATACGCAAGCAAGAGCAGGAAACACTAGTTGAGGAGCTAGATGATTCCTTGAAAGACCTAATGGTAAAATCAAACGCAGAAGATTTACCATCCCAGCCACATCCTCAACCAGATATGTCTACGATCGGAATGATCGCATCCTCTAAAGAGCACCAACCTAACCCAACCGAAGAACTACCAAATGCAAAGCAACTATACCTCGACTCTTTCCAGTCTCGTTTTGCTATGATAGGAAAGCCATCGTTCTCGGAATCATGGTTAAGGGGAGCTAAGACCCTGAGAGACCTGGTGGTAAAATCAAATGCGGATATACCTATCGAACCAGCCACTATGAACCAGGCTGCACAGGCGCAAAGCATTTCTGAACTACCTTCCCTACCTAATCCCCAACCAACTGCCCAGGCACCCGCTATGACATCTTCCGGTGAGGATGTTATAGCCAGTATCGCTGGAGCACAGCACCACCAACTCAAC